CGATTGGTACATAACTAGAAACACAGAAAAATCTACTGCTATACCATCTAACATATCTACTCACAGAGATGCAGTTAGAACTAAACAAGCAGAAATGGAAACTGCAATTACAAACGCAAGTAACACACCAGCATTAGAAACTTTATACACTTACACAGAACAATCAGATGGTACTGTAACAAGACCGCTTGGCGAATTTCCAATTTTAAATATTTAATTTATGACATTAATTTTACCGACTAACTCAGTCAAAGACACAGGCTATGATGTTGCTAACTCATTAAGGTTTAATAGTGCAAGTGATGACAATTTATCAAGAACACCTAGTAGTGCTAGTAATAGAAAAACATTTACTATTTCTGCTTGGGTTAAAAGAGCAAATTTAGGTACTACTCAAACTATTATAGATGCAAGAATAGATAGCAATGATAATTGTTCTATTTTTTTTAATGATGATGATAATATATTTATTAAATTCAAAGTTTCACCTACTTCACAAAATACTAGTTTAACGACAAATAGAAAATTTAGAGATGTTAGTGCTTGGCTTAATATAGTTTTAGCAGTAGATATGACACAAGGAACAGATACTAATAGAGTAAAATTTTATGTTAATGGAGTTCAAGAAACAAGTTTTAGTAGTGCAACTTATTTAACTCAAAATACTGATACAACTTTTAACAATACAAATGAACATCAACTAGGAAGTAGAGTTGCAGATACTTCACAAGATTTAGATGGTTATATGGCAGAGTTTGTTATGGTAGATGGTACAGCATTAGACCCAACATCATTTGGAGAATTTGATTCCGACACAAACATTTGGAAACCCATTAATGTATCTGGTTTAACCTTTGGCACAAATGGATTCTATTTAGACTTTGAAAACTCTGGTAGTCTAGGTGCAGATGTATCAGGTAATGGAAATAACTTTACTGTAAATAACTTAACTAGCATAGACCAAACTACTGATACTTGTACAAATAATTTTTGTACCATGAATCCTCTTGAATATACTGGAGCAACTTACGGAACAGGAACATTATCTGAAGGTAATTGTAAAGTGACTATTGGTGACAATAATACTAATGTTGCTACTTTTACTCTTAATCAAGGAAAATGGTATTGGGAACAAAAACATATATCATCAGCATCATCTCAAAATAGAATTGAATTTGGAATTATTCAACAAGACGTACCAGATTATATTGGTGGTGATAGTTTACCTAATACAAGTGGTAAGGGATTAATTTGGGGAGGATTTGGTGATTTAAGAGGTTATATATCAACTAGTTCGTTTGGAACTTTCGCTCCAAATGATATTATTGGTTGTGCATTAGATATGGATGCACAAACTTTACAATTTTATAAAAATGGAAGTGCAGTAAGTACGGCACAAGATTTTAGTGGTGCAGGGTGGACAAATGTAGCACCAACTGTTTTTTGTTCTAACAATACAGGTAATGAAGTAGGTGAAATTAATTTCGGCAACCCAACATTTTCAATCTCATCAGGAAATAGTGATGGTAATGGCTATGGAAACTTTGAATATGCAGTACCTAGTGGCTACTATTCTTTAAACACAAAAAATTTAGCGGAGTATGGATAATGGCTTATACAACTATAGACGACCCAACAGCATATTTTCAAACAAAACTTTATACAGGAAATAGTAGTACACAAGTTATAACTTTTGACGGAAATACAGATATGCAACCTGATTTTGTCTGGTCTAAACCTAGAGTATCAGGTGGTCATTTTTTGTCAGACAGTATAAGAGGTGGAACAAAAGTTGTACAATCTGCTTCAACAGGTGCAGAAATAACACGAAGTAGTCATATTCAATCATTTAATACAAATGGTTATACACTAGCAGGAGATGGAACAACTAATAGTAATGGAGATGCAACTGTATCATGGAGTTGGAAAGAAACTGCAACAGCCGGATTTGATATAGTTTCATACACAGGAAATGGTAGCAATCCAAGAACTATATCTCATAATTTATCAGCAGTTCCAAAAATGATTATTGTTAAAAATAGAGATCAAGCAACAGATTGGAATATATATCATGAAAAAATAGGAAATGATAAAACCATACTTCTTAACACAACAAATGCCTCTTTTAGTAGTTCTGTTTGGAATAGTACAACACCAACAAGTTCTGTTTTTTCTCTTGGTGCAAATGATGTTAATACTAATAATATTAAATATATAGCCTACTGCTTCGCAGATGTTAAAGGCTATTCAAAATTTTCAAGCTACACAGGGAATGGAAATGCTGATGGAACATTTATTTACACAGGATTTAAACCTGCTTGGGTTATTTTTAAAAGAAGTGATGGTGGAAGTGAAAATTGGTTAATGTATGATAATAAAAGAAATACATTTAATGTAGTTGATAAAAGATTATATCCTGACGCAAATGATTCAGAAGATACAGGTAGTCATATGGATTTTGTTAGTAATGGTATAAAATTAAAAACAAGCACAGGTGGTTTAAATAGTTCTGGTGCAACCTACATCTACATGGCTTTTGCAGAAAATCCATTTGTTACATCAACAGGCATACCTAGTTGTGCGAGGTAATTATGAAACTTTCTAAAAATTTTACTTTAGAAGAATTTGAAAAATCACAAACTGCTACAAGAAAAGGTATTAAAAATAAAGCTGGTAGTGGAGAGATTAAAAACTTAGGCGATCTTTGTTATGAAATACTAGAGCCTGTAAGAGTTAAGTTTGATAAGCCTGTTACAATTACATCTGGCTATCGTTCAGAAGAATTATGTGAAGCAATAGGAAGTAAAAAGACTTCACAACACACTACAGGAAATGCAACAGATTTTGAGATAGCTGGTGTTAGTAATTTAGAAGTAGCTTTGTGGATTGAAAACCATTGCGACTTTGATCAACTGATCTTGGAGTATTGGACAGGAGAAGCTAATAGTGGGTGGATTCATGTTTCATATAAAGATGGCTCAAATAGAAAACAAGTATTAACATTTGATGGAAAATCATATACTAATGGATTACCAGAAGCTAAATGGTCTGGTGGAAAATTAACTAACTAATAGGATAATATTATGCCAATGGGAAAAGGAACATACGGAAGTAAAAGAGGAAGACCAGCAAAGAAAAAAAATAAAAAAGATAAAAAGAAAAAGAAGAAGTAATGACTAAATCTGCATTACAAAAAATAGAATCACACGAGAAGCTATGTCGTATAATGCAGAAACTAACCCATGATAAAATTCATGTTATTGAAGAAAGAGTAAAAAGATTAGAAAAGATTTTACTAATTTGCACAGGCTCATTAATTAGTGCTATGGGTTATGTTATTATAGTTTTAGCAGATAAGGTCTAAACCTTTACAATTACCTAAAAATAGGTACAAGTATTAATTGCATGAGTCATAAGAGAATATTAATTATATCTGATATGCACATTCCATATCATCACAAAGATGCAATCAAATTTTTAAAAGAAATAAAAAAAGAATTTAAACCTGACACAGTTGTTAATATTGGAGATAGCTTAGACTTCCATGCAATCTCTATGCACGATAGTAACCCTGATCTATATTCTGCTGGACACGAATTAAAAGAGGCCAGAAAATATATAAAAGAATTAGAGGGAGTATTCCCAGAAGTTACAGAAGTAGATAGTAACCACTCTAGCTTAGTTTATAGACGAGCATTAAAGTATGGAATGAGTAAAGAATTTTTAAGAGATTATGGAGATTTCTTAGGCACAAAAAAATGGAAGTGGATAGACGATCTAACACTTACTATGGGTAATGGTCAAAGATGTTTCTTTACACATGGTAGAAGTGCAGATGTATTAAAAACAAGTCAAGCTATGGGAATGAGTTGCGTACAGGGTCATTATCATACGAAGTTTGTTATTAGTTGGTGGGCTAACCCAGATAACCTTTTCTTTGGAATGAATGTAGGTTGTTTAATTAATCAAAAGAGCATGGCCTTTGCTTATGCTAAGAATTTTAAAACTAGATTTATCATAGGTTGTGCAGTTATCTTAAATGGCATACCAAGACTACTTCCAATGGTTTTAGATAAAAAAGGGGATTGGATTGGGAAAATCGTCTAGTTTAAAGCCACACAGAGCCACAGAGAAAGCTACTGATAAGCAAATAGGTGGCAACCATTATAAAGGTAAAATACAGCCAATAGAACTCATTGTATCGCATAATTTAGACTTTATAGATGGCAATATAGTTAAATATGCAATTAGGAATAAAAAGGGCGAGAACTTAAAAGAAAAGTATGATAAAATTATACACTATTGTGAACTAGCAAAGGAATTAAAATGTGGTTGAATTTATTATCGTTGGGTGTAAAGACAGGTGCAAAGCTATACCAAAATAAACAACGAACAAAACAGTTAATGTCAGATGCTCAAATGCACCACGCAGAGCAAATGGCGAAAGGCGAAATTGAATATAAAGCAAAAGTTATTGAGAGCAATGATAATGGTTGGAAAGACGAATTTGTCCTTGTGCTTGTATCTATGCCTATTCTTATATTGGGTTACTCTATTTTCTCTGACGACCCTGACATACGTGATAAATTAGATTTATTTTTTCAGTATTTTAAAGAATTACCTTATTGGTATCAAGCTATTTTTATTGGTGTAGTATCTGCGATCTATGGATTAAAGGGTGCTGACATAATGCGTAAGAAGTAGTATCATGTCCAAATGGACAAATTAAAAATTGATGCAGTAATTACAGATTTAGAACTACAAGTAGAAACAAGCAATAATCCTTATGGTAGTTATGTTAGCTTTAGCTTTATAGATACTTACCCATACTTTACAAAAGTTAATGAGATGGTCGAAGAAATAAAAAGACGAGGTGATGTTGATTTAATTAATTACGAATACACCTATAAACAAATTCACAAAAATACAGATTTAAAATATTTTGATGTAACTAGAAACTAGGGTGGTAAAGAGAGAGCAAAACCACCCTAATTATTTTGGGTCAATTCAAAGTGATAGCCGTTTATAAAAACTATCGTTATTCTTCCCAAAATTCTTTTTAACAAGTGGCCAACTCTCGCTGACCACTCTATCTACTAAACACATATATTGGGAGGAAATCTTTATATCGTTAGTAGAATTCATTAAACCTTACTATTCAAAGCTAAATCTCTTTTTAACTCTGATTGTTTTAAGCTGACATACCTATCAATATTTGTATATCTATATCTAGCTTTAATTAATTCTTTTTCAGCTTCAGCATATTGTTGAACAATATTTTTATAATCAGGGTCTATTCTTGCTTCATGCTCTGCTTCACTCATAGTCTTAACTAACTTTTTATGTTTAATTACACATGAAGAAAAAACTGCTTTTCTACCCTCATCTAAAATAATAGTTTTCTTTTGCCACTCAGCCCAATCATTAGAGGCATCTTCTAATTTTTTATATAATTGATCGCTTAAATTCATATCAATATAACTCCTAATACAAATCCTACTACAAAGCAAATCCATTCTCGTCTGTAATGTAGTTCTAACACTTTCCAATCTTGTTTTGTTTTTCCGAATATAATCATGGGTATAATAACATCTCCTCTGCTTCTTGTTCTAATTGTTTTATTTGTTGTTTAAAGCTATGATTTTCTTTTTCTAAAGCATCTATTTTTTTGTGTAATCCTTTATTTTCTAAATACATAGCTTGTAATTCCTCGACCTTAAAAGCGAAATCTTTTTTAAGATTAAAGAAATCGCTAATAAGTTCTTCTTGAGTATTAGATAGTTTAGCCATTAAAATGGAATCTCATCATCCATATCACTCATCTTCTCAACAGGAATAGCATTATCTGGTGCTGATGGTTGGGCTTGAGTCATTGGTTGAGGTGTGTACTGAGGCATAGTTTGGCCTACAGGTTTAAACCCATCTACATTAGCTTGTGGCTTATAAGGTTTAATCATAACCAAACAAATAATTTGTTCAAGATTACCTTTAGCATATTGTGGTGGATTCTGCATTTCCTGAGTCTTAGTCATATATTTTAAAACATAACCAGCTTTAGTATATTCTTGAACTTCAGGTGTGTTAAACCAATCATTAACTTGTGATAAACCATATTTTCTTTTGGTTAAGCTACAAGTAAATTTAACTTTACTTGCCTCTCCAGAATACTCATACTTTGGGCTTTGGTTTCCTGTAGGGAACAATCTCATTTGTAACCCACAAAAAGGTTTATCGAATTTAGTTTTTTCGTACATTTGCTTTTCCTTTTTTTAGTTGATTGTATTTTCGTACTGACTCGTTAAACATTAACTCAGATTTATGACAACTTAGTAATCCAAGAAATGCTTTTAAGTGTTCCTTTTTGTATAAGATATGTCTAGCCTCGAAGTCGCCACTATCTTTAGGCAATCGAACTATATACATCTTATTTATCTTCTTTCCTGTTTGTTCTTCATAGGCCAACTTATATCCATGTAGTTGATGAACCATATTTAGAAACAAACCCTTAGAAGTTTTTATATCTATGAGCCAAAGATTATCTTGTGAGTCTTTAGCAATTAAGTCTAAAGTTCCACAGAACCCTCGTTCAGAATATAAAACCTTTTCGGACTCAATAACTTTTAGCTTATGTTTTGTCCAAAACCTTTTAAACTTCTCAAAGCAACTTAATATTACAGGGTCGCTTGGGTCAGTAAATTTTTCTCCTTTAAGCCACATCTCGCAAAACTTATGAACCATAGAACCAATATTTAAAATATTATCTCCTGACTTCTTTGCATTAGATTTAGCATTAGTAACTATCTTCTGTATCTGGTCGATTGGAATACCCTCTCGTTCCATTTCTGTCTTAATAGAATTAACTTGTTGGCTAATCTTCCAATTCTCTAACATTGGACTCGCTAACTTTCCAAGTAGTGTACTCATTCCAACTACATATTCATTGTTATGTATATAGACGTGCTTTTCTTCATTGAACTCAATCGTATGACCATGTTCTAGCTTATGTATTGCCATTATTCTCTCCCTTATATTGTTGTTTGTTTTTAGCTTTTGAAACACAAACTCTGTTATATTCTTCTAAAAAATGTTCGTGTTTATATTTATTTTTACTTATTATTCTATTCATGGCTTTGATTCGTTTATCTTGCCACGAAGTCTTGCTTGATCTGATATACATTCTCTCTCCTTTTTAAAAATGTTAATTGCTTATCTTCTAATGGCTTTATAAAAAAGTCAACTGATACATCTAAATATTCACATAATTTCATCATTATATTTATTGAGATCGCATTTTGTCCTCTCTCATATTTTTGAATCTGTTGGAATGTTACGGATACAGCTTTGGCCACTCTTGATTGGGTTCTACCTCTCATCAATCTAATCTTTCTTAATTGTAGCCCTATAATACAAGTTGCTATTTTAAGATTATCTTTTTCACTAACATTCCATTGTAGTGATAGTTCCTCGATTGATTTATTTACTTCTTCTATTGTTGTATTAGTTCTTCTGTGCATTGGTATTCCTTTCATTATTAATCCTTTTTAGTTTAAAATTTTATTAATTATTATTTTGGCAACTTTAAAACCTACCTTTTCATTATAAATAGATTTTTGAAATGATTTTCTACTCATACCAATATGTTTAGCAAATTCATCATGTGTCATTAATAATTCAGTTCTTGCATTTTCTATTTTTTCAACTCCATAATTATTAAATACAATAAATTTACCTCTTATTGGATTATCAACTATATCGTAATATTTTTTAGTTAAGTACACTATGACCTCTCTTTGTTAAACATTTCCTAGTAATAGACTCGTATTTTGTGTCCATAGTTGGGCTAACTGACCAATACAAAATATTTCCAACAAAAGTAGTGTTTTCTTTTGCTAGTGTTTTACAATGTTGAGTATCGTTAGTTATTTCTTTAGCTTGATCTGTGTTAAATGTTCCTGATCTCCCACTTGTATCAATTAGTGGTTTGTAGGCACACGCAGATAATAGGGTGCAAGAGATCGCTAGGGTAAGTATCGTTTTTTTCATATCTTTTTTATCCTCTCTATAAAGTTACTTGATGGTATTTAATTTGATGTAGTTTCCAAGCTGTAACTTTTTTCTTTTCCTTTAGTGCTAACAGTTTCTGCAACAAATCCTTTTCTTTCGTTATGAACTTGTCGTACTGCATTTGCAACTTTGGAAGTTTCTTGTCCATTTGCTTTTTCCTTTAGTTGAATTACTTGATTTACCAAGTAACTATCCACAGGATTTATATAAATAGGATTATAAGATAAATCCGATTGTTCCTGTAAATTCTGTAACTCCTCTAATGTAGTTTGAGGGTTAATTATTCTTTGTAGTTTTTTAGCAATCTCTTTACTAAAGTTTGAGTTAGTTGGTATTCTCATATTTCTACTCCTACCTCTATTGCATTTATTTCTTTAATACCAAGAAATTGATATGATTTAACTTCATCATAAAAAAAACAATTAGCAAAAAAAGTATTTCTTTCAGGATTAAATTTAACATTAGTTATTTTAGACGCATCATACTTTTTTTTAAAAGCATTAACTATTTTTTTCTTATAAGGATTACCACTTCTAATAGCTTTAATCATTATATACTCCATACATGTAAGCAACCTAACATGATTGCAGTTAAACAAAAAGCTGAAAAAATAAAACCTAAAGTGTAGTATGCTATTTTTTTCATTATATTCTACTCCCATAATAATAAACTTTTTTTACAGGCCACTTTGCACCAACTTTAGTTCTTTCAACATGATAATTTCTTTGTTCTAAATCTACATATTTTTCCAAACATTTATCCATAACTAAACCTGAAATATCACAAGCCCAACAAACGCTGTATTCTTTTCTTTTAAAAATATCAGAATTATTATCTGTGATACGATAACTTAAAACAGTAAATTGTTCATATTCTTTTAAAGTTTCAGCAAAGTCTTTATAACTAAAAAAAGTAAAAGTGTTGCTAAAAGTTAATAACTCTTTTTCAAAAGCTGGTTTATCAAAAGGATTAAATTTAATTAATTCTTTTTTAGCAAACTTATCTTTCATTTCTTTGTAATGATCTTCAGAGTGATAATCTCCTAAAAGTTTTTTTAATAACTCGTCAGTACAAATAAACTTAACTCTAATTAATCTACCTAATTTATTCATTATTTACTCTCCTGTGATTTAAATTTACCCGATCTTACAGTTTCCATATCTAACTGCATAAGAATATCTATCGCTATTGGACTTAATACATCTGCGTCTTTTAGTGAAAAGAAAACTTTACCATTCTTACAAGTTTTTTTATTTTTTAACATTTCAGTTACTTGCTTAAAAGCAACTTTTACATTTTCGTGCATATACATTTTTCTCTCTCCTTGTTTGTTGTTAGTTAATTTATTTAACATACAAATAAAGTACCAGAATGGTTGTATTATGCAAATGTTATTTTTAGCGTAAAACCTAGCTTATTTGACATTTTTTCAGTTATTTTTCTAATTTCGTTAGAATTTTGTTGAAATAACAAATCAGTAATATAAAAAACGAATCAATTAAAGATATGATTATAAATAAAAAATATGTTAAGGAGAGTTATCCGAAAGGATATAAGTATTTATTTTCATATCATATACTTAATCGTGTTGGGTTGGCCTCTCTCTCCGACCCAGCACTTAACAGAGAGAAAACGAGATGCAAAAACAGTTAGATATATTTGATACTGATTACGAGTCTTGTAATTACACCAAGACTAGCCAAGAAGCATTAGCCACAATAAAGCCTAAGATTAAAACTAAAAGAGAACAAGTCTATGATCTTATAAAACTTAACGCACTAACTAATTATGAAATATCAGATGAGTTAGATATGCCTTTAAGTTCTGTTTGTGGTAGAGTCCATGAGTTGCAAGAATTAAACTTAATTGAAAATTCTGGTAAGACTAGAAA